TCCACGGGATAGCCGTCCAGCACATCGTCCGGGCCGAACTGATTCCCGAACAGCAAACAAAACCAGCGAATCATCACGTCCATCGCGTCGGTGACGCTGATCTGCTGCTCCTGGGGAATCTCTTCGCCCTTTACCGCGGCGTTGGACAATGCCACGATTTTGGCGTACATTTTCGCTGCGGGCTCCATCTCGCGCAGTGCACGCCCGGAGATGAAATCCACGGCATATTTTTTATCCTTGAGGGTACAGGTAATCATGACCGGAACCTCCTATATAAGATGAAGGAATTCCCGCGCAGCGTCCTGCCGCGCGGGAAGTGGGAAACGGGAAAAGGCAGATCAGCCGCCCGTCGTAAAGACCGGCTCGTACACGCTCTGCAGGAAGGTCGCGCCCTTCGCTGCAGTAAAGCCGTTCTCGTCCTCGTCCGCAACCGCCTGATACTGATTGTCGTGCGTGCGGCGAATGGCCGTCCATTCGACTTCGCCGGTCTGGCGGGTGATGGACTTGCCTTCCTTCGTAGCATAGTTTTCGGTCACAGGCTTGGCGCGCACCTTGTACAGCCAGATATAACGGAACTTGTGGTTCGCCTTTTCGCTTTTGAAGCCCACCGCGAAATAGGGCGGCTTGTCGGTGGAAGAGCGGATGAGCACGCCATTGGAGTCGATTTTGTTGGCGAAGATCATCTCCTGAATGATCAGGGGCAGATCGGCCAGCTTCGTCTTAAACGACAGTTCAGGGTCGGGATACAGCACGTCGCCTTCCTGATCATCAAAATACTGCACGTCCGGATCAGCGTTCTGGGGTGTGATGGACGCTTCGATTGCGCCGGCGACCAGTTGAAGGTCGCCGTAGGTCAGCGTCTCTTCGGTGTCCACCGTCAGCGGCGCGATGACCATATTTTTAAGGCCCACCGTAGAGCTTACAGCGGGCGAAGCAGCGGGATTGGGCATGGGATTGTCCTCCTTATTCTTATTCGTAGGGAATTTCCAAAAAATCAAGAACGGGCTTCATTCCGAGCCCGTTTTCCTCCAGTGGTCGCATACAGTAGGCATACTGCTTGGGGTAGAGGCGCTTCAAACGCTGATAGCGCGTTTCCGCGCCCTTGGGACGGCGGCAGCTCTGCCCGAAGGGACAAACGTAGCAGCCGGTGCGCGTTTCGAGCGTGGTCGTCAGGCGACCGTCGTCTTTTTCGACAATCTCGCCATAGATCTCACGAGCATAGGGAACGTCGTACTTGCGGATATATTCCAGCACGTCCTGTTCCCGCCAGAAACCCATCGGCTTGGAGTTGGGCTTCTTTGCATTGAATGCATTACAGCCATTCTGCAGATATGCGGCGGTTCGCCGGTCGCTTTCCTCCGCGAGAATCCCAATGAACGGTCTTAGCTCCCTTTCCAGCTTCAGCAGCGGACGTTCCTTCATCCAATGACAGCACATATCACTGATTTTGAACGGTGCGTCCAGCAGCTTTTTCCACTTTTTCTGCCGGGAAGCGTACCATTGGGACGGCGTGCCGTCCGGATTCTGTCCCTGAAACCGGTGCAATGCCCAGTTGCTGCCCTTCCGCGCGTAATATACGCTTCTCGCGATATCCTTGCTGACCACGGGATAGCCGTATTCCTGCACGATTTCCTGAAAGCGCTTCTCCGGGCGCAGCCAGATGACGTTCTCCACAGAACGGACGAAACTGCGAATCGCAGGAAATTCCAGCCCGGTGTCCACAAAAGCTGCCGGCACCTCCGGGTACAGCGAACGCACCAAATGCAGCAGCACACTGGAATCCTTCCCTCCTGAAAAGGAAACGTAGACCTGCCCGTCCCAATGCTCATGCCATTCGCGGATGCGCTGTAGGCTCATCGTGATTTTCGCTTCCAGTGGAAGACTCTGCCGCTGACGAAGTTCATACAGTTCCATCTCTGATTCTCCTCATACAAAGACCTCATTTCAGTAATTCATCCTTGAGAATCTTTTTCATGATCTGGTACGCCTCGTCCTTGCGCACGTCAAAGGCAGGGCGCACGAAGGGATGCGCCGGAGCGGGCGCAGGGCCGCCGTGGCCTTTCTCGACCGGGTTTGCATAGTACGCGCCCTTTTCGGAATGCTTCACGCCGATGGTGATGTACTTACCGCCGCTGCGAGAACGGCGCACGCTGTGCGTTCGGATGGAGCCGTGCAGCGCGCCGGTGATAATTTGAGGATCGGAAGCGGCGTTGTGGAGCATCTGCTCCTCGATGGGCTTCGCGCCCTCCTGCAGCGCATGATTCACACCCGCGCCGAACTCCAGATTGGACGCCATGTTGGTCAGGTCGTCCTTCAGGTTATCAAAGCCCTGCAGTTCCATCGGCATGGTCATTTCCTCCCAGCGGAGCCTCCTGCCAGTAGACCCAGGTCCACTGCACGGTGTAGGTGCGCGTGGCCGGGTCGTAGGCGGGCTGATTGTAGCCCTTATCGCTCTCTTCCAGCATCCAGAAATCAGCATCGTACATGGCCTGCCGGATGCGATTCGCCATGTCGGTGGGGTCGATATCGCTCCAGAGGTTCAGATAGATGTAGGTGCGGTATCCCGCCGGACGGTCGTCCTGAAAAGCCGTTTCCGTGGTGGTACTGGAATAGACCACATATTGCAGCGGCGGGTTCTGATTTTCAGATGTGGCGCGCCATATGCCGGCGATGACAGGGATGCCGATGTTCTTGAGTGCTTCCTGCACCTGACGCATTACCCGCTTACCCCCTTCGCAATGGATGCTTTCAGGCCGAGGTACGTTCTTTTGAACGAATACTCGCCCAGCGTGGAGATGATCCATTTTTCATCCTGAAATTTTACCCACATGCCAGGCTTCACGTCCCTGCGATAGCGAATGGTGAAGTTGATGACCTGTTCGGTGTTCATCACATCCGCAGCCCGATAGTGCTGGTTGCCTGCGTCGACGGCACTGGCCCATACGCGGCAGAGCACCACATCCTTCGGCTCGGGATAGCCGTTTTCGTTGATGGCGTTTTCGGTATAGCCGATCTCCACCAGATGACACAGATCCCCGGGGTGGGGCGTGCCCTCAAAGTTTTTATAACCGCGCACGAGCCGTCACCTCCTTTGTGGAAGCACAACATATTCACATGTTCCACAGCTTTATCCACAATATGCTGTGCCTTGTTTCTCGTCTCAAAACATCTTCTCAAGATCGCGATAGGGATACAGCAGGCTGTCAAACGCCATGCGCATGGCCTTGTAGGTGGTCATGTCGGGAATATCCCGGTTCTCATAGTAGAAGCCCACCATGAGCAGAACCGCCAGCCGCACAGGTTCAGGCGCGGGATCGGAAAACTGCGTCCGACAATAATCCTCCGCCGCGACCTGCGCCTGCGCGATCAGGCTGGTCAGATAGGCGTCCTCTTCGTCATATTGGATGCGGAGATGGGTTTTTACCTCATCCACGGTAACGATCATTGACGCCGCCTCACTTGCCGGTGACCATCAGGCCGCAGCTGCGCAGCGCCGCCAGCAGGGCATTGAAATCATCTTTCAGCGCGGCAATGGTGGTCGCTTCGCTATCGGCAATATAGGCAATCTGCGAAGCCGGTTCCGACTGACCGAACAGATCGTCGCCGCCCTCAATTGTCGCGCCAGGCAGGAAGGTGAGCTTTCCGCCGATGACCAGTTCATTGCCGCCTTGCGCAAAATAGTTGTGGGTGTTGCGGGTAACGTCCGCAACGGGTTCAGCTTGCATCATGACTTTTTCCCTCCGCTTCTTACGCCTTCATGGCGAGGCACTTCAGGCCTTCGCTCTGCACCAGACGACCGTCCACGCGCTGGGTCGCGCGGAAGCCGATCTGACCCGTCGCCGCGTACAGCTCGTTGAGGCGCTGGAAGGAGCGGCCCTGGCGATCCGCGATCCAGTAGGACGAGAAATCACCGAACAGCACGGGCTTCGCACCGCTGGCCACTTCAGGCATGTAGGCCGAGGTCACCAGACGATAGCTGAGCAGCTTATCCGGCTGACCTTCCTTCAGGCCGGGCTGCCAGAGATACTGACCGCTGCCGTCCTTCAGTTTGCGAAGGGCTTTGACCGTGCTGTCGTTCAGTAGGAAAACCGCCTTTTTGCGATAGCCGGACTTCACGGAATGGATCAGGTCGATGATCTCGTCCGCCGTGATCGCCGCGCCGGCCGTAGTTACGCCGGTGGCCGCACCATTTACGCTGTGCAGAAGGCCCGTGGGCTTCGCCGTGCCGTTGCCGTTGATGAACGCATCCTCTTCAGCCGCGCCAATGCGGCGTGCGAACTCGGAAGCGATGTAGCTTTCCACGTCGAACACGGAGTCCTGAAGCAGTTCGTCAGACACCTTGATCATGGTTGCCACCTTGTGCGCGCCGATGGAAATCTGACCGAAAGCGTCGTCGGATTCGGGGATCTGGCCTTCTTCCTCCACCCAGCTGGCGATTCCGTGGCTGGCAACGATGGGGATCTTGCGGTCACCGGACTCCGTGCGGATGATGGTGCACAGGCTGCGCAGCTGGTTTTCCTCGGTCAGCGCCTGCACCAGCGTGTGCTCATATTCATCCGGGCAAAGAAAACCACCCTCCGAATCGGTGCCGATCTGAAGGGCGTTGCGCACCTGGAAATGCTCGCCGCGGTTGCGGATCATGTT